GTCCTTTAATCTATCCATAAAGGGTTTTAATGAAGTCCAACCAGTTAAGAAAGCTGAGACGATAACAAAGGTTACCCATCTTCTCGTAGTTTCAGATGCTCTAAAACCTAGACCTAGTAACCTCTTGGTTACTTTGTCTGGAATCGAGTACTTAGTTACGAAAGATGATAAACCAGCCCCTGTCATTAGGGCAGCAGAATACTCCTTAAAAGGAATAGGTGAAACATCCGTTCCTTTGTAGATTGTCTTCTTAGCAAATTCAAGTGAATCTCCTTTTATAGAGATCACTGATTTGTGAAGACTAATCTCCATACCAATTGATTTCATAATCAAAAGGTATTCCAGAGCAACTGCTTTGTTCCAAATGATAATGTCATCACCTAGTAGAGCATAATCCTTGAAGAGTTTTCCTCTTCTTAGGACCCCACTCTGCCAGGCTGAACACTGTACAAGAAAATGATGAGTTAGAGCTAACATAGCCCAACTCGATAAAGCTCCCATCGGTTGTCCAACTTTATAGAATAAATCCATTCTCCCAGACGGGTTTGAAGCCGTCTTAAGAGATTTGTGACTTAAACTATAAGGTCTTTCAACCAATATATCTTTCCATAGAGAAGCAAACTCAGAACCGAAAACGGTCGAGAGCAACTTTTCTTGGATCGATATAGGAAGTCTATCGGTTGCGGCGGTAAGATCTAATGAATACACCGGAACATTTTGATTAAAAGGAACCCTTTTTAAAGGTTTACCTTGATCAAAAGTCCCATCAATGTCTGAGTGTTTCGATAAAATCGAAAACAGCCATTCATGAAGTGGTTTCATCAACCACTGTGTAAACGGATCTACCATAGCAAATAACCTCATTTTCCCCGCTGCTTCAGGTTTAATCCCGACTTTCCCGATTCTCATGATACCGGCATAAAATCCTAATGCCAAAGAGTGTTTCATTCTCTTTGGAATTTTGATCAAACCAGTATCACCTGATAAGGAAAACTTTATAATTAATCTTTTGATTAAAGTTTCAAGATATGAAGTGGATAAATCCCAGAAATGTAAAAACATTCTGGAATGTTCCATCAGATCATGAAATTTAAACATTTTATGAACTATAAAGTCATATCCAGATAATGCAATCCTTGCTCTCAGAATGG